AAAAAATGGATTGAAGAATTCGTCTCAGTACATAACGAAGACTATGGGCAAATACCCTGTCCATACGCTAGAGCTGCGCAAGTTAAATATATAAAGACAAATAATATTGATTGGGAATTAAAAAAGATATTAGATTGTGGCCTCTTATATGAGGTCATTTGTATATATACAGACACAAAAAATTATACCCCTTATGAATTGCATCACTATGTAATGGAGTGGAATAGCATAGCAATGAAAAAAGATTTAGTTGCTTTAGAAGACCACCCACATAGTCCTGAAATAATTAATGGTGTACAAATGAATTTTGGTCATTGCATTTTAATATTAGTACAAAGGTTAAGTAAATTAACTGTGGCTAGTAATATACTTAAAGAAAAGGGTTATTATGATAATTGGACCCAAGAAGATTTAGATGAAGTAGTTACTTGGAGAGAGTAGTGTCATATTCATATGCTAGAATCAATTTAGAAAAAACAGACTATAATATCTTTATCAATACAAAGTCCGGTATGGTTCTTGGTGACTTAATACATTGGCCTGTTCCATCACAACTTAATGAGATATATTATAAATATTGTAATCATCATAAGTTTAATAGCGTTATGCCAATATTCAAATCTGAATATGAAGACAATGACATCCATGGATACTATCAACAAGGGAAGTTAATTGCATTTAGTATGATAGCAAAGTATGATGATGAGAATGCAGAAGCATTACAGTTTGCTTGGGATTATGAAACCCCTAAGTTACAATTAGGTATTGCAAGTTTAAAACATGAGTGCGCATATTATAAAGCTAAGGGATTTAAATATCTTTATATTGGTGGAGCAGATGAATATAAAAATCAAATGGATGGACTTGAAGTAATGAGTCCAGTCGCATGGATAGATAATAGATGGAGTATAGATGGATTCGAAAAAATACCAGGTAAATAAAGCTAATGCATGGAATGGTTGGGACCCACTAAAACAAGTTATACTTGGGAATGTATTTGACCCAGATTTTTTTGAGGATATTCAAGACCCAAAGCTTAGAGATTTATTACAAAGATTATTATATGAAACCCATGAAGACCTAATGGGTATTAAAAAAACCTTAGAGGATTTAGGTGTTGAGGTAATACAACCACCAAGAAATACTATAGCGAGTTATGGAGAAATTGATAATTCAAATAAATTTAGTGGTATTACAGAAGCTATTAGTACTAACCACGAAGGAAAGATACAAGGGTTACCTAAACCATGCCTTATGCCAAGAGATTATTATGTTACCCTTGGTGATAAAGTATTATTTACTGGATTTTTACATGAGAAATCAAAGGCTCATTTTTTGTTTGAGCCTGGTGTTGTTGATTATTGGGAGAATAAAGAATTAATAAATAGAAAGACGGGTGAACTATCTAATGATTTTTGGGCACCTCAAATTATACGATTAGGTAATAGACTTATTATTGACCAAGAAGATTATAGTAATTTAGGTGAGAAAGTTTTAGAAAGATACCCAATGTTTAAAGGTAGTAAAATAACCGTGGGAGGACATACCGATGGTTCAATGAATTTGCCTAAACCTGGATTAGTTGTTTGTGGTCCTTGGATTCCTAAAGAAACTTTTAAAGATACATTACCTGGTTGGGATGTCCTACATATAGAAAATCCAAATTATTATGGAAATGAATGGAAGGATAGTTGGTGGGATGAGAGAAATCTTACTAAAGGTAGATGGTGGCACCCTGAAGCTAAATCAAATCCAGATTTAGTTAACTATGTAGATAAGTGGTTAAATGAATGGGTTGGTTATGCAGAAGAAACTATGTTTGAAGTTAATATGCTTTCAATTAATGAGGATACTATATTAAGTTTAAACTACCATCAGCAAGTTCATAATGAATTAAAGAAGCATGGCATTAAACCTATATATTGTCGCTTTAGACATAGAAACTTTTGGGATGGAGGACTGCATTGTTTAACATTAGATACTGTTAGAGAAGGTGGTATGCAAGATTATTTTAAATAACTATGTACATTCGGACTGAACTATGATATAATATATACTATATGATTATAAAAAATAAATGGCGTGGTGTCAGAAAGAAAACTAGTATTGGTAGACGATGGATTAAAACCTCGTCAATGAATAAAAATAAGAGAGCATCTTTTAAAAAGTATAGAGGTCAAGGGTGAACATTGAAGAAGTATTAAAAATGTGGAAGGAAGATTCCATAATAGATGAGTTTAAATTAGATGATGTTACAATTAAGACAGCAAGGATGCATAGTAAATACTTAGAGTTAATTACTATTGCTAAGATGGGTAGAAAGAAAAGAGACTTTGAGTATAAGATATTGCTTAAAGATAAGTGGTTATATTATGGTGGTAAATTAAGTAGAGAACAGATTGATGATTTTGGCTGGGAATACGACCCTTATAAAGGATTGAATAAACCATTGAAAGGTCAAATGAATTACTACTATGATGCGGATTCAGATATTCAGAAAATGCAAGCCTTAGTAGAATATGATAAGGTTCTTATAGAAACATTAGAAGAAATAATGAATACTATAAGATGGAGACATCAAAATATTGGTAACATAATTAAATGGAGAAGCTTTGAGGCGGGGGCGTAAAATTAAAGGTATTCCAGAACATGAAAAATATCCATGTAGTTGTGGACGTTCACCTACTGGCAAATGCATAGGTTGGCATAAGCTAACAGAAGAAGAATACATGGATAAGTTTAAAGAATATAATGATAAAAATACAGTAAATTTTGAATAAGGAGATAGAAGATGGAAAAATTATATAGAGAGTTTGAAAAACTGTCAATGACAGGTGAACCACTAACAAGTGCAGGAATAATGATGGCACAAGCAATGAAAATTTATAAGGCTATGTTGCCTGAAGATGAATTTAAAGAAATAACTGCACGTTTCTTAGAAAGTAGAAATGATATTCCAACTATTAAACCACCAACACTGAATTAATGTTTACTATTTCTAAAGAGGCTGAAACATATATAGCTGACCTTTTTAAAGAGCAAGATGAAGAGCTAGGATTAAAAGTAGAAGTTGAAATGGTAGGAACGCCTATGGCAAATGTTACTTTTAATTTTTGTAGGCCGGCAGATATGCATTACTGGGATAAGAAATATGAAAAATTTTCTTATAAAGGCTTTGATGTTTATGTTGCCGTAACATATATTGAAGCTTTAGAAGGTGCTGATGTTGCATTAAAAATAGATGGTACATCTAAAAAACTTACTATCACTGCACCAAATGCTAAAGGTAATGCTCCTGAAAATGATGCACCTCTTATAGAAAAAATACAATATACACTCATGACAGAAATTAGTCCTAGGTTAGCTTCTCATGGTGGATTTGCTGAATTAGTAGAAATCACTAAGAAGAAAGAAGTTGTTTTAAATTTTGGTGGAGGATGCCAAGGTTGTAGTTCAGTAGCAATAACATTAAAGGATGGAATAGAAAGAGAACTTATGGGGCTTTATCCTGAAATAGTTGCTATACTTGATGTGACAGACCATTCTAATAAAGAAAATGCCTATATGTAATATAACCGTTAAGGTTAAAAATAATGCTTTTATCTATGTTGATTGTGAAGATAAAGGAATCATACAAGAATTAGCAGAGGCATTTACTTTTTATGTCCCTGGTTATAAGTTCACACCTCAATTTAAAAACAAATTATGGGATGGTAAAATCCGTCTCTTTAATCTACGTGACCAATCTATATATGCTGGATTATTTGGTTATATAAAAGCTTTTTGTTTAGAAAGAGATATAAAGCTTGATACATGGGATGACCCTTCAACAATAAAATATAATCACCCAGGATTTGTATATGATGATGACCTATCTTGGATTAAAGATATTCCAATTCCGTGGATACCAAAAGACTATCAGTTAGAAGCTATTCAACATGGATTAAAAACTCGTTCAGGATTATTAGTATCTCCTACAGCTTCCGGTAAATCATTAATAATATATCTCCTTATGAGATATTTTTTAGCTCATGAAGAGGATAAGGTATTAATAATAGTACCTACAACTTCCCTTGTCAAACAAATGTATGGAGACTTTTGTGAGTATGCAGATAATGATGATGATTGGTTTGCCACTGAGAATTGTCATGAGATTATGGCAGGACTTTATAAGTATCATAATACTAAAAGAGTTTATATATCTACTTGGCAATCAATTTATCAACAACCAAAAGCTTATTTCCAACAGTTCGGTATGGTTATAGGTGATGAGGCTCATAACTTTAAAGCTAAATCTCTTACTAGTATACTAACTAAATGTACTGAAGCTCGATATAGATTTGGATTGACTGGTACTCTTGATGGAACCCAAACACACAAGCTTGTTCTTGAAGGTTTGTTTGGTCCTCATAAGAATATAACCACTTCAAAAGAACTTATTGACAGAGGTGATTTAGCTAACATATCTATAGATGTTATATTACTAAAACATAAAGAAGAAGATTGTAAAGAAGTATCCAAAATGAAATACCAAGATGAGATAGATTGGATTGTCAGAAATAACGCGCGAAATAAATTTATTAGGAGTTTAGCTCTAGACCAGAAGGGTAATACCTTAATCTTATTTCAATTTGTTGAGAAACATGGTGAACCATTATTTAGATTGATTGATAAATCAGCTAAAGGAGTATGGGGAATGGGTAAAAGAAAAGTATTCTATGTGAGTGGTAAAACCTCAGCTGATGCAAGAGAAGAAATAAGAGCTATAACAGAAACAGAGAAGGATGCTATATTGGTATGTTCTTATGGTACATTCTCTACTGGTATCAATATAGTTAATCTAAATAATATAATTTTTGCCTCGCCCAGTAAAAGTCAGATAAGAGTATTACAATCTATTGGTAGAGGATTAAGAAAGACAGAACAAGATACCAAGTTGTATGACATAGCTGATGACCTACATTGGAAATCTAAAAAGAATTATACTTTAAATCATTCAGCTGAAAGGGTACAAATATATGCTAAAGAGAAATTTAAATTTAAGATACATGAGGTTAAGTTATTATAAATAGATATATGGATAAACTACCACGGAAATTAGACGACGTACCAGTTAAACTTTTTAAATTGATTTCAGGTGAATCAATAATTGCCTATGTGCATGATATAGAAGAATCTAGTGGTGCCTTAATTGGATTAGAAGAACCAATGTCAGTAGTTGTTGAAGATAGCAATCATTTTGTTATGACTCCTTGGTTACCATTTTCATCTCAAAAATTACACGTCCTTGAGGAATTTAATGTAATGATACAATCAGAAGTTAACTTAGATGTTAAAGCACATTATATGAAGATATTATTAGATGAAGTTAGTGGGCTTGGAATAATGGATGATGAAACAAAAGAACAATTAAGAAGAATGAAAGGTGATAGTACACTTCATTAAGCTCTCTAATCTAGCCTCCCCGGCAATCTATTCTATTATAACATATAAATAAGCTATTGTAAACAGTTTTTGTAAAATAAATATGGAAATACTCCCAGCAAATATAGATTTTAGTGACAATGCGTCAAAGCGTGTTGCTGCCATGAAGTCAGGAGATGAAAAACTCCGCGTTTATATTAATGGTGGTGGCTGTTCAGGCTTTTCTTATGGCTTTAAATTAGATGAGAAGAGAATAGAAGGTGATGCTAGTGTTATTAAGAATGATGTTGAATTACTTATTGACCCTATGAGCTATCAATATTTAGAAGGAATAACAATAGATTTTATACAAGATTTGAACGGACAAAGGTTTCAAGTTAATAACCCAAATGCTAAAACAACATGTGGATGTGGTAGTTCTTTTTCCATCTAACTGTTTACTTTAAGGCCTTTTTGTGATATAATGTATATAAACATGGAGATGTTATGAATGAAAAAATGAAACCTAGAGACAAACCCCATTACGTTAACAATAGGCAATTTTCATATGCTGTAGTTGACTATGTGACTGAGGCCCAAGAGGCTAAGGAAAAAGGAGAAAAAAATCCTGTAGTAACAGATTATATTGCCACTTGCTTTATGAAAATATGTGAGGGCCTTTCCCATAAACCAAACTTTGTTCGGTATACTTACCGCGATGAAATGGTTATGGATGGAGTAGAGAATTGTCTTAAAGCTATATACAATTATAGAATAGATACGGCCACCCGTACGGGAAAGCCAAATGCATTCTCTTACTTTACTCAAATAGCTTACTTTGCTTTTATACGCAGAATAGTTAAAGAGAAAAAACAAACAGATATCAAATTTAAATTTATGGCCCAGGCAAATATAGAAGACTTTGTTTCTAGTGTAGATATCCATAGTCCTATTGACCAATCATTCCTTGATACAATTAGAGAGAAAATATCTAGGATTCAAGAGACTGATTCAGCAATTAAAGATTTTCATAAGGCTGAAAAAGAAAGAAAGAAAAAAGGTTTAGAAAAGGTTATGGAATGACACATAAAGATTTATTAATTATTGGCTATGGTGTAGTCGGTCAAGCTGTAGAACTAGGCTTAAATCAAGACGAAGATAATTATATACAGATTTTAGACCCTGGAAAAGATTTAATTTTATTAGATGATGGCATTAATGATTATACAGATTATAATTATTATGATGGTATTATATTATGTCTACCAACTCCTCAAGGACCAAGAGGTGAATGTGATGATATGATGGTTGAACAATATGTGCAAGAGATACGTAAGGTTGCACCATTTGTACCTATCCTTATTAAGAGTACTGTATCATTAGAGTTAATTAAATTATTAAATGATGATGTAGCATTAACTTATAACCCAGAGTTTTTAACTGAGGCTGACTCAGTAGAGGAATTTCAAAATCAAAAGTTTGCTATATTTGGTGGTAATAATGCTAGATACTGGTATGACATATTTATAAATGCAGATATTAAAATAGATAAGGTACGTTTTACTTCTTTAAGAAATGCTTGCTTTGCTAAATATACTATTAATTGTTTCCTTGCAACTAAGGTTGTATTCTTTAATGAATTAAGAAATTTATATGGAGATGTAGATTTTGATTCACTTACTGAGTTAGTAGCAATGGATGAGAGAATTGGTTCAAGTCATATGATGGTTCCAGGTCCTGATTTAAAACAAGGATTTGGTGGTATGTGTTTTCCAAAAGATACATTAGCTTTTGCTACTTCTGCTTCTAGAGCTGGTTCCCCATTAAAATTATTAGAAGAGGCCATATTGATTAATAACCAGATACGTAAATGAATATTATAATGACTGGCCATCATGGCTATATAGGTTCTCACTTAGCACCCTACTTGGAAGAAAAGGGACATATAGTATATGGTTGGCAAGGTGATGTAAGAACATTTAATAGTAGATACCAAAGGTATGGATTTGATATGGTAATCCATTTGGCTGCTTTAACAGGTGTAAGGAAATCTCTTAAAAACCAAGAAGAATATTGGGATGTAAATGTCAATGGAACAAGAGCTGTATTCAATTGGTGTAAAGAACATAATGCAAAATGTTTATATGCTTCCTCTTCAAATGCTATAGAATGGTGGACTAATCCTTATGCTATGACCAAGAAGGTTAATGAACATGATGGAAAAGATTTTGTTGGATTTAGACCTCATACAGTTTATCCAGGCAGAGAGGATATGTTATATAATAGAATGAAAAATAAACCTGAATCAGTTAAATATATTAATGGACAACATTCCAGGGATTGGACTCATATAGATGATGTTTGCCACGGGCTGTTTACTTTGATTGAAAACTATGATATAATAGTAGGTAAAGTAGTTGATATTGGAACTGGAGAATCTATTAATTTAAAAGAAGTGGCTGCAAAATTAATGCCATATAAAACCCCTGAAATAAGATTTGAAAATCCACTACATGAACGAGTAAGTACATGTGCTGATACAACTATATTAAAAGAACTGGGATGGACCCCTGAGCATAGAGTAGTTTTAAAATGAAAGCAGATAAAGAAACAATATGGCATTTTGTATGTCTATATTGTTCAGCTTATTGGAGCATAGCTACTATGGAACATGAATGGACTCCAACCAAATTATACTGTCCTCACTGTGGAAAATTAAATGAAAATAGTACTACTCAATGACACTCATTGCGGTGTTAGAAATTCATCGCAAATATTTATAGACTTCCAAGAAAGATTCTATAATGAAATATTTTTTCCATATTGTCAAGAACATAATATTGAACACATAATACATCTTGGAGATTATTATGACCATAGGAAATTTGTAAACTTTAAAGCTTTAAACGCTAACCGAAAACATTTCTTAGAACCAATGAAAAAATATGGTATGACTATGGATATTATTCCAGGTAACCATGACGTATTTCATAAAAATACAAATGAGCTTTGTTCTCTTAAAGAATTATTAGGATATTATACCTCCAACATTAATATTATAATGAAACCTTCCACATTAAATTTTGATGGATTGGATATTCATTTACTACCTTGGATTAATTCAGATAATCACGACCACTCAATGGAGTTTATAAGAAAAAATAATGGTATGATGATGGCACATTTAGAATTAGCTAACTTTGAAATGATGAGAGGTATTAAACAATTGCAGGGAAATGGTATGAGCAAAGAACCATTTAAGCATTATGATATAGTTTTGTCTGGACATTACCATGCCTCATCACAACAAGAGAACATAAGATATCTTGGATGTCAAATGGAATTCACTTGGGCTGATGCTCATGATGAAAAATATTTCCATATATTAGATACAGATACAAAAGAAATTGAAGCAATACCGAATCCTTTAAGGATATTTGAGAAAATATATTATGATGATACAACTCAAGATTACAATAATTTTGATATAAATATATGTACAGACAAATTTGTTAAGGTCATAGTGGGTAATAAGTCGAACCCATTTATGTTTGACAAATTTATAGAACGAATATCAGAGCTAAATACACATGATTTAAAAATAGCTGAAAATTTCTCTGAATTCTTAGGTGAGAATGTGCTTACCAATATAGAAGATATAGAAAATACGACTGACTTAATGGCAAGCTATATAGATGGTGTGAACACAGATTTAGATAAAGGGAAATTAAAAACCCTTATGAACAGTCTATATAACGATGCCTTAGATATGGAGATACAATAATGATGGACAAAATAAAAGGAAAAACAAAACAAAGACTAGCATGGTTAGCTTTAGTATTTGCAGTAATAATTATAGTACTAGCGAGTGGATGTGCAATGTTTGAAGAACAAATAGCTAGTATGCAAGCCTCGTTAGGTTTTGCTGGCGATAAAGATATTATATTATGTGAGGGAACTGAATGCGTAGAAACACCGGTCGCAAGCGAAGACGTGAAAGGATAATGTCAATGCCCAGATGGGCTTTATGGTTTGTGATGCAGTTTTATTTTTTTGTTATGATATGCGCTTTAATTATGCTGCCATTTATAGTATGGGGAGACATTGGAAGTTCAGAAGAAACATGGACAGATTTTAGTCCAAAGGTTGTAGAAAAAAATATATATTATGTGCTTCCAACTGACAAAGCTGAAGAACTGAAAGAAAATGCAGAAGCTAAATTAGATAAAGAAAAGTATAGGGTTTATTTTGAAGATAAATCTCTTGTATTAATGGTGCTTGGTGGTCTTGAATATTGGAAGATGAATTGTGGAACACTATCAGGCACTGGTGATTACTTTATGAATTTAGCCATGAAAAAACATGCTA